CATTAACATCTAAATCACCGCCTAATTGAGGTGTGCTATCACCAGCTAGATCAGTAGCTACAGTTTCCCATGTAGGATCAGCTCCGTTATTACTTCTTAAGAACTTACCATTACTAGTACCATCACCATGAGGTAGTTTAGTAAGGTCAACTGCTTGATCTGCTATTTTCGCAGTACTTACAGCATTTAATGCAAGCTTATCAGAATTAACAGCTAGGTTTTGTATCTTAATTGTAGATACTGTATCATCACCTGGTGTAGGAATACTTACAGCAGAACCTATTTGTACAATGAATACATTATCAGTAGAAGCTATATTAGATCCAAATATAATACTATTACCATCTACCATCGCAAATCCTTCAGAAGGAGCACTTGTTCCAGTATTAGCTTTTTGTATTACACCGTTGATACTAACAAGTAATTGAGCTGCATTAGTTACACTAGCTTCACTACCTGAATTACTACCTTCTCTTAAGTCATATGACGCACCACCATAAGTTGGTGCCCCACTACCGTTTGAAGGGCAGAGGAATAGATACTTAAATTCTCCAGTTGATGTAACTTCTTTCCATGCAGAAGCTGTAGCATCGTAGACCTTCATCTTATCGACGTTACTATCCCATAGTAAATCACCGTCGTCTAGACTTCCTACAGTATTGATGTTTGTACCAGATGCTAATATACGATATCTTTCATTAAAGTCATTAACTGCGGTCTGTGCAGCCGTAACATCAGCTGGTGCTAAAGTTTCTCTGTGGAAAGTATAAGTATGTAATGTAGATGTTGTCTCAACTAATATACCTTTACCAGCTTCAATGGTGTCATTATTAGCCATCCCATTGATAGTAACCGTATTACCTGATCCAGCACCGTTAGCAATTGTTGCTACACCACTACCATTAGAAGTAAGGTTACTAGCGAGTGCCTTGATACTAACAATAGTGCCTGCATTATCTTCAGGGTCTGGGTTAGTAGCAGGGAAGCTTGTTTCATTAGCTATAGGTCTGAAACCACCTACATCTGTTACTAAGTCTATAACCCTTTCATCAACAGCTTGAGCTGTAGGAATCTGGACATCAGTAGGACTTGCACCAATTGTTGTAACAATACTCTTACCATCTAATAGGTTAAGTTCATCAATGTTGGCCGTAAGAGCAGTACCTGCAGAAACACCACTACCTGCTAAAACAGAAGCAGTACCTGACTCCATACCAGCTAATGTTTCAATTCGCGGCATGTCTATTTTAGCTACTGTAACCGCATCATCAACTAGCTCGGCTGTATTAATAGCATTGTCAGCCATCGCTCCGTTCCCAACGGAGTTGTCAGCAATTTCTGTAAGAGTAACTGCATTTGCTGCAATATGTTCACTTCCTATAGCATTATCTGCTATCCTAGTTCCGTCAATAGCATCGGCTGCTATCATTGAAGTCTCTACAGCACCTGCTGCAATGGTAACTGCACCAGTATTATCTATGGTAGCGTCACCAGACATTGCAACTTCTGCCGCTTTATTAGACCCATTACCTACTAAAATCTTAGCACTATCTAAGTTCTCTAGTTTGGTAAATTCAATCGCAGCTCCAGTATTGATATCTGTATTTTGAATGGTGTCATTAACTATATTACCAGAGGCAACAGAGTTATTAGCCATCATACCGTTTTCAACAACACCAGATCCAATAGTAACAACACCAGCATTAGAAATGGTAACGTCACCAGATACTGCAACTTCAGTAGCTTTATTCGACCCATTACCGACTAGAATCTTAGCACTATCTAAGTTTTCAAGTTTAGTAAATTCAATTGCTGCTGAAGAACTTATATCATCATTAACAATTGTACCATTAACTATATTACCAGATGCGACGGAATTATTAGCCATCTTATTATTGGTAATAGCTCCGGCTGCTATATGGATTGTATCTATAGATCCGTCTACATAGTGTTCAGAGTCAACTGCATTATCTGCTAATTGAGCTCCTGTTACAGCATCAGCTGCTAAAGCTGTTGTATCTACAGAGTTAGGAGCATAGTGCTCTGAATCTATAGAATCAGCTACATAGTGCTCTGAATTAATAGAATCGTCTGCTATTTTAGATCCATCAACAGCATCATCTGCTATCTTATCTCGCGTTACAGCACCGTCTGCTATATCAGTGGTTTGTACTTCTTGATCTTTTAATTCATATATAGCGTATAACGCTTGTTTTGCGTTATTATTTAAGTCGGCTGATTTAATAGAAGATCCTGCTACATAAGTAGCTTTAGGTTCGTGTACACCGACA